CAGCACTTACAGCAGGCGGAACACAAGCAACAGCAGTTGCAGCAACATCCGCAGGCATCATCTCCTACGTTTCAACCGAAACACCAGCCGCATACGCTGCAACAGGAGAACTTGCAACCCGTTACATTGCCGGTACTTCTCAATGGGGTCTACTCATGGGAGCAACTGATACAACAGGTCGCCCAATCTATTCAGCAGCGCAGCCTTACAATGCAGGCGGATCTGCAACACCATCTTCACTTCGTGGAAACGTTTTGGGTCTTGACCTTTATGTTGATCCAAACGCTGTCGCAACAACAATCGATGAATCTGCGTTTATCGTAGTTCCATCATCTGTTGCGATTTACGAATCACCAGTTCTACGTCTAAGCACCAACGTTCCAGTTTCCGGCGAAATCGAAACATCACTCTATGGCTTTTTGGCTTGTGGTGTTCTTGTTGCCGGCGGCGTTCGTCGCTTTAACCTAACCTGATAGGTAAGTAGTTAATGTTGATCCCGGCGCACAGCCCTTGCGCCGGGATTAACCCACAGAAAGGATAGAGATGGCAGCCACATACGTTACTGAAGCCGAATTGCGTTCCGCGCTTGGTATCGGCAATCTCTATTCGTCAGCAGTTGTTGAGGAAGTTTGCCAAGCAGCAGAAAATATTGTTAAATCTAAACTCTGGTTCAATGATTATGCAATAGTGGCGCATGAGTCGACCACAAGCGTTGCAAAGATTTACACAAGCGTTCCACATGACTTTATTGTCGGTCAAACCGTCACGGTTGAAAACGCAGGCGCAAAATACAATGGATCTAAAACTGTAACGGCTATCGGCACTTTTTTTATTACATACACCGTCAATAACGCAACCGCCGAAACATATAATTTACTTGTTCCCTACGGGAAAGTTTATGGCATTACGCACATTGATTACGAAACATTGCCTGAAGTTAATCAAGCAACCTTAATGATTGCAATTGATATTTGGCAGGCACGTCAAGCGTCAAACGCTGGCGGCATCTCACCTGATTTTCAACCATCACCATATCGCATGGGTAATACGCTCATGGCTCGCGTTAGAGGCTTACTTGCGGATCATCTAGCACCGGGCGGTCTAGTAGGGTGAGCGCAATAACAACCCTACGGGGAACAATCGCGACTGCACTAGCTGATAATGCGGTGTGGCAGGTGTTTTCCTTCCCACCTGCTACACCACTTGCTAACAGCATTGTTGTGCAACCCGGTGATCCATACATTGAACCAAGTAATGACCATTACAAAACCGTTAAACCTAAAGCTAATTTCAAACTTGTTGTCTTAGCACCAATGTTTGACAATCAAGGCAATTTAACAAATATCGAAGATTTTTATTTGAACATTGTAAATAAGCTCGAAGCGTCATCGCTCGCTTATACAATTGGCACATTTAGTGCACCAGCAGTCTTGACTGGAATAGCAGGCGATCTGTTGTCCGGTGAAGTATCTATCAGCGTTCTCTCAGATTGGAGCTAATAATGGCTGAAGTAGACAAAGAGCGCGAGGCTTTTCTGATCAAAATCGGTCAAGTAGAGCCAGTCGCAAAATCAGACAAACCAACCGCTAAGAAAGATGAGGAATAGTAAATGGCTATTTTCTTAAATAACAAGGTCGGTCTAAAGATCAACTCAATCGATCTTAGCGACCATGTGACTTCATTGACTCTCAATCAGGCTTTTGATGAGCTTGAAGTGACTGCAATGGGTGACACCGCACACAAGTTTGTAAAAGGCTTGGAATCCGGCACGTTGACCGTTTCATTCCTAAACGATGAAGCTGCTAGCAACGTACTTGCCACACTTGCGTCTGCATACGGAACAACCGTTGCAGCCAAAACAATTAACGATAAATCAACTGCTATTTCAGCAACCAACGCTGTTTATACTTTTGATATTTTGGTCAATAATTTGACACCGCAAAATGGCGCAACAGGCGACATGAGCACAATGGACATCACGTTCACGATCAACTCCGCTATTACACGCGCCACAACTGGTACTTGGTAAAATAGGAGAAATGGGCAATGGCTAAGTTAATAATCACAAGGGCTGACGGTACAAAGAGTGAACACTCAATCACACCGTCTGTGGAATATGCGTTTGAGCAGCAATTTCGTAAAGGCTTTCACAAGGCTTTTCGAGAAGATGAAAAACAAGAGCATATTTATTGGCTGGCTTGGGAATGTCTGCGCCGCGCAGATGCCCCAGACGTTAAACCTTTCGGTGCAGCGTTTCTGGACACACTAGCTGCGGTGGATGTGGTTGCAGGCGATTCCCCAAATGGCTAACGCGCGATTCCTTCACGTATCGGGTTGCTCAATTGAGTATCCACACCGGAATCGCGCCAAGCGAGTTTATCAATATGGACACGGATCTGCTTAAAGCCTTTTATGAGGTACTAAAGCAGCAAGCGAAAGACAGGGAAAATGCCAGTCGTGGTGGAAGGCGTACCAGAGCTTAAGAAGGCTTTGAAAAAGTTTGCGCCTGACCTTCGCAAGCAAATGGATGATGAAATCCGTGTTGCACTTAAAGAAGTAACAAATGCCGCTAAATCCAAAGTGCCCGGTCAAGCTCCCGGTGGTCTTTACAATTGGCAAGATACGGGTGTTACGCCAAAGAGTCGCACATCACGTGCAGGTGGATTTCCTAAATATAATGCTCGGGTAATACGGCGTGGATTGACTTATTCACTTGGACGCAGCAAGCGCAATCGAAGTGGCTTTTCAAGCCTTTACTCATTGCTCAATAAATCAGCATCGGGATCAATTGCCGAAACGGCTGGACGCGCAAGCGGCATGAGCGGTAGTTCACGCAGTCAAAGTAATAATCCACAGGCAGGATCTAGATTTATTGCTGGCATGAATGGCATTGGCCCAATGAAGTCGCTTGACGGTCGCCAAAAATCAACTGGTCGCATCTTATTTGCCGCTTATGCTGAAAACGAAGGTAAAGCATTGGATGGTGTTATGCGCGCGATTGACAAAGCCAGTCGTTTGTTTAAGGAACGTGCCACAGTTAGAAAGGCTGCCTAATGTCAAATATTCGCATTGATATAGCGTCTGAGTTTAAAGACAAAGGTTTTAAACAAGCTGAGAAGGCAACAGGTGGCTTACAAGGCAATCTAAAAGCACTTGGTAAAACCCTTGTTGGCGTTTTATCGGTGCGTGAAGTTTATCAATTTGGCAAGGCAGCAGTAAGAGCATTTGGTGAAGATGAATTAGCAGCCAAGCGATTAAGCCAAAGTTTAGGCAATCTTGGACTCGCCTTTGAAGATTCTCGCGTCACAAAGTTTATTTCAGACCTTGAAGCCACTAGCGGTGTGCTCGATGATCAACTTCGTCCGGCGTTTCAGTCGTTATTGACCACGACAGGTTCAGTCACAAAGTCACAAGAACTTTTAGGTTTAGCGTTAGATGTATCAGCAGGTTCAGGTGTTGATGTTGTCAGCGTGGCAAGTGATTTAAGCAAAGCGTACACAGGTAACACGAGAACGCTTGCTAAATATAACACCGGGTTATCACGAGCAGAATTGCAGACCGCATCATTCGCAGACGTACAGGCCTTACTTGCTAAACAATTTGCAGGTCAAAACGCTGCATATTTAGATACCTATGCTGGCAAGGTTGCGATTCTCAACGTGGCGTATGCGAACATGCAGGAAACAATTGGCAAAGGCTTAGTCGATGCTTTCCAGATTCTCGCAGGTAACAATGGCATTGGTGGCGGCGTTAGCGCAATGGATACCTTTGGCGATGCTGTTGCAGATACCACACGCGGCGTTGCTGGCCTTGTAGCTGCGTTCAAAGACTTAAATACCTATGGATCAACGGCTTTAGATTTATTGCGCAACATAGATCCATTTAATCCGCTTGGTAGTGCATTTGGCTACGTTCGCAATATGGGTAAACCAAAGCCTGCGCCGTTCAAAACCCCAATGAGTATAAGCGGTTCAACCGATGCTCAAATTAAGATTGACCGCGCTCGTGCTAAGGCCGAAGCCGATGCCGCCAAGCGCGCTAAAGAATTATTGGCATTGACCAAGAAATCTGTCAAGGCGCAAGAAGCCCTAAACAAGAAGAAAAAAGAAGAAGGCATACTGGGTCAAATTGCTCAACGTTTTGATCTTGAACGCATACAAATTGCTGCAGCATTGGGTGGCAAAATCAATGACGTTGAACGCCTACGCCTAGAACTTATGCAGGCTATTCTTGATGAGGATGTCAAACGCGCTATTATTCTTGAAGGTCAATTAATTAAAGCTGAAGCTGCTGCGCAAGAATTGGCTGATTTACTGGCAAGTCTTGATGATTTGGTAGGTGATCCGTTTACCGATTGGCCTGCCAAAATCACACGTATCCAAGAATTGTTGAAACAACTAAAAATTGAAATACCAATTGAAACTTTATTTGCTGAAAAAGGTCTGAAACTAGATCAGACAAAAATGACCGTTACAACGCTTCAGCGCATGGATGTTGATGCCAACAACGTTTATATTAATGGCCAATTACAACAAGCCACCACACCTTCCGCTGTCATTAGTAATAATCCATCATCTAACAGCCAACTCGCCAGTACCGCGTTTGCAGAATATGCCGCAGGTAATCCTATTCTTGTTAATGCCGTAGAGTCACACGCAGATGCAATGGTCACGCTTGCCGAATCGGAACTCGCGCTTGCGGATTTGTTATTAACGGAATCAATGGCTGGTGACACTACAATCAATGTCACGGTAGAAGGATCAGTCACGGCGGTTCAAGACTTGGCTGAAGTCATTACCGATATTCAGTACGAGTACCAACGAAACGGGAAGGGTCTGCGCTTTAGCAGCATTGCAATCTAATGGCAGCTCCCACAATTCGCGTCTTTGTTGACTTTGATAGCGATACGGCTTTTGAAACAAATCCATTCATTCTTGGATCCGCGACTAGCGGCATACTTGGCACGAACAAACTCGGTGCAGGCACATTACCTGTTGAAATCACAAGCTTAGTCACGCGCGTCAATATCAGACGTGGGCGTAACCGAATCACCAGCAAGTTTGAGTTTGGTAGCGCAGATGTCGTTTTATATGATCAAAACGGCAATTGGAATCCTATGAATACCGCCGGAGCTTATTACCCAGATCTTGTGCCGTTGCGTCAAATCATTATTTATGCGACCTATCTAGGCGTGGATTACTATCTTTTTAGCGGTTACATAACAAATTACGACACAGGCTTTAGGCAAGGCAACGAAGATTTATCGACCGTGACTTTGAGATGCGTGGATGCCTTCAAATTGCTCGCTGGTTCAGCAATTACAACGGTGGCTGGTACAAGCGCAGGTCAACTCTCAGGTGCTCGCGTAGATGCCATTCTAAACGCCGTAGATTGGCCTGTGAGCCTTCGTGAGATAGATAGTGGCAATTCGACCCTTCAGGCTGATCCCGGAACGTCTAGGAACGTTTTAGAGGCTTTGCAGACGGTCGAAAATAGCGAGTTTGGTGGCATCTTTGTCGATGGTCAAAGCAATGTCGTGTTTGTAGATCGTGACACACTTATTACAAGACCGGCAACCAGCCTTTACAGCTTCAATGACAATGGCACAGAGATTTCATATACCAATGCCGTTGTGGCCTATGACGACACCACGCTTATCAATGACGTAACCGTTACACGCTCAGGCGGCAGCGCACAGAACGTATATGACCAGACAAGCATTGACACATTCTTTCTTCATTCAGGCATCCGCGATGGCATCCTTGTCCAAACCGACGCTGAAGCCTTAGATCAGGCTAAGGGTATTTTGGTCACTCGCAAA